GTTTTTCACAACTACCACAAGTGGCTCTCCACATAAAATGAAGGAAGCCACAGTGTGTACAGCGTGTACCCGAACCTATGTTCAGCACATCACCGATATTACGATTACGGTTGCGTTGTGAAGATGTAATACCCTTGAGGGGGTTTCGCTCGTCAGTCACAGCGGCAATGCTGTACTCACTATCGTTCTTGACACCTTGCTTACTCGACCGCACCATGTCGCTAAGGTCGAGAGTTCTTGCATCAAATCCCATACCTACTCACCTCAAGCGAGTTGGTATGTCACCATGACAAAGATATTTCCCAATACAGGGAATACTTCGGTATCAATTACAGAACTCGTACTGCTTGAATCAGCAACCGCTTGAATGAGGTCTTCAACTGCCGCCGCCCATGTAGCCGCCGCATTTACCTCTTTAGGCGAGAAAGGGCCGAAGCACTTTACGCCAACTTTGGTTAGTGATGCCATCTAAGTCACCTCAAGAGCGGCGACCAATTGCGATGAATGTACCTGCTTTGACAGGGAAACCACCGTTGCCAGCGGCAATAAGTAGGGAAGTACCGTTGATAAGACACAAGTTGTTGAAGTGAACATCTTGTGTATCAGCCGCACCGCCTGTGTCAGTGATTCCCACTGCTGAAAGAGCACCAGCACCGTTAGTACCAGCAAAGTCAATGCTTGCGAGTTGAGAACTCAAATCAATAGTAAGTGTTCCTGTGTCACCTGCGGTATAACTGCCTGTGATAATCATTCGGTCACCGAAAACGGTTGGTCTTGGGTCAATTGTTGCTGTGCTTGCCGCCATTATTGTTCATCTCCTGTTGTTTCTTCGCTGGGTTCAACTTCACTTAAAGATTCCTCAATTGGTGTAGGGTTCAAATGCCCCTCAACCAGTTTGAGTGCGGCTGTCTTTGTGAGATAACCAGCACCCGTAGGTACTCCTTGTGCTTTTAACCAAGCAAGAATGTCTTTGCGGCTCCAACCCGTGTCGGGCAAGCCGTCATTGTCTGCGTCTGTGGTAATACCATCATCGCCTTCAATCAAGAAGCGTGATGCAGGTAGTGTGTGTCGCCATTCGTTAAGCCATTCTTGACTTACTTCAACGACTTCTCCACGAGTCCACATACCCATTGTATGTCGCATTGGGCGTTCAAAGAACGGTCCCAAAAAGGTCACAGTAGGCACTTAGCCCACCTCAATTAAGCAAGATTGCGGTCACTGTACCTGCGCCAGCCGCTTCACCGTGAAGAGTGAGGCCCGGAAGTGCGCCACCTGTCTTAGCGAAAGCCGCTGTACCTGCGTTAGTGAAGGTAGCGGATAGAGTCTTATCTGCCACTGCACAAGTAGTTCCAACAATAGCGAGAATTTTAGAACAACCTGCGGTGAAAACCATTGTTTGCTCGGCGGCATCTGCCAAAGTGAATGCGATTGTCACCAGTCGCATACTTCCGACAGCATTACCATCATCGTTGCTTGCCTTAAAACCAGCAAGAGTACCGGGGTATGCACCACCGGAGTTGCCATCCAACCAACCTGTTTCTCCGATTGGTGTTCCTGTTCGTAGGTCGAGGTCCAAGAGAACATCAACTGTACCGTCAGTAAAATCACCAGTTTCGTAAATTGTCATGCCTTTGTGTACTTCTGTTTGCGTTGCCATATTATGTCATCTCCATTATATTTTTTTCTCATCCACCATCACTTAAGGTCACGAATTGAAGCGTGTCCTCCGAAGAAAGTCGTCCATAGTTCTCCCATAGTTCGGTACATTCCTTCTTGTCCAAGACGGTTGATTGCGAATGGGTCACCAGTTTCAATACCACTCTCGAAGTATTGGGTCGGGATAGCGGTTGAGAAGTACAAGTAGTCCGTATCGAGGAAGTACATGCGGCTCAAGGTGTCTGCTTGAACATCCTTAGATGGGATGATAGGGACACCGTTGTAAGTTGCAACGATAAATCCTGCTTCAATTCCCGGTACACCCTTAACACCGTTGTAGGTAGGAGTGATTCGCTTCTCTTCCATGAATCGCTGTTGCGACTGTAGGAGTTGTTGAAGGCGCATCAAAGTGTCATATCCTGTAAGGATGACCTTTGGGTTGCCACCACGAGTCCAGCACTTTTGGAAGATGGTGTCCAAGTGGTCGAGGGAGAGAGTTCGGTCAGTACCGGAGTTCTCATCGTGTTCTGCAAGGGACCAAGAGTTTGCACTTCGGTCGATTGAGTAAATGTCTTCGTTAGCGGAAGCAGATGCACCAGTTGTGATTCGGTCAAGTGACTCGAAATCGTTGCCAGCGGCGGTAGCCTTGTCAACAAGAAGCATCTTGTTGATATGCTCGGCGTGGTGCTTACCCATTTCTTCCTTGAGGATTGAACGAATGTCGCCCAGTCCGTCATCCTTGTCAGCA